CGATGAATCTTGGCGGCGATGATTGGCCTATATATTTAAGCCCAAATGAAAATGTAGGTGCACCAGACGGTAAAAATATTACTGTAGCTAGCAAAGCAAAAGGTGTTAGGGTAGACTTAAAACCTGGAGATATGTTGGTTTATAGGGGTGTTGAGCTAGAGCACTGGAGAAAAAAATTTAAAGGCAAAGAATGTGTACAGGTTTTTCTACATTATAACAATCGTAAGACACCGGGAGCTAAAGATAATATGTTTGACAAGCGTCCACATTTAGGTCTTCCTTCCTGGTTCAAACGATGATATAATTCTTAGATGGAGGCACGGCACCACCACATACCCCGTGCCTCCTTTTAAGGACATTTATGAATTTAGGTTTTGACGCAATATCACAATTTCCCATCTCACAAGTTGGAAAAGATAATGTAGTAACTCTTACAGTCACAGGCAATAATCTAGTTGCTAGCATTGGTAATCCAGATATTGCAGCTGACGCCGTTCAACAAAACATAGATCCGAATCCATTAACACTTGGTGTTGGAACAGTAACCTTAGTTGGTAATGCTAATGTTACAGCTGCTAAAAATGTAATGACCCTTGGAACGGGGACCGTTACAGTCACTGCAGATGCAAATATTACAGCATCTGGAAACAACTTGATTATAAGTAGTGGATCTGTTACTATCGTCGGAAACGTAATACAAGCAGCACCTGCTAACGCTATGACTTTAAGAACAGGCGAGGTAGGTGTTATATCGTGGAACGAAATTGTACCAGGAGCAACAATGGTTTGGACACCAATTAAACCGTACGGATAATATATGGCATCAACATTTTCAACAGATTTAGCATTAGAACTTGTAGCAACCGGTGAAAAAGCTGGTCTATGGGGAACTATTACAAATACTAATTTACAAATATTACAACAATCAGCAACAGGCGTGGTTAATGTACCAATGACTGACGCTTCATCAGATGTAACTTTACTATTATCTGATGGTGCAACATCAGATGGTAAAAATCTTTACTTAAAACTAACAGGCACACTACAAAGAAATCAAACTTTGATTATACCTGCATCAACAACAGGTGGAACAGCAACAAGAATATACATAATTCAAGACGGAACAGATAGAACAACAGCTAATAAATATACATTAAGTATTAAAACAGCTGGGTCATCAAATCCCATAGCAGTTCCTGTTGGATCATCAATGTTGATTCACTCTAATGGTACAGATGCAAGATTAGATATTTTACAAAAAGGTAACTTTGCGATTACATCTAGTTCTATTACTGCATACACTGCAGTAGCTGGTGATAACTTATTAATTGATACAACAGCAGCTCAAGTTACAATTACACTACCAGCATCACCAACTATGGGTGATGAGGTTAGTATTATGGACGTTTCGACAACAGGGGGATTTGGTACTAATAAAGTTATTGTAGATAGAAATAGTCAACCAATAAGAGGTGCTGCATCTAATTTAGATTTAGCTACTAATAATCAATCGATTAAATTAAGATACACTAACGCAACCAAAGGTTGGCAATACGTATACAACCAAACTACATAGGAGTAATAGATGCTTACGAAAATTAAGTTTGCTCCTGGAATCGATAAACAAGATACAGCAGTTGGAGCAGAAGGTCGTTGGGTAGATTCAGATAATGTAAGATTTAGATATGGTCTACCAGAAAAAGTTGGTGGTTGGCAATCTCTTTTAACAGATACAATTGTAGGTGTAGCTAGAAAACAACACGCATTTGTTGATACTGATGGCAATAGATATGTAGCCATTGGTACAGATAAGTTTTTACTTTTATATTTTGAGGGTCAATTATTTGACATAACTCCTCTTGCAACTGCGATCACAGGTGCAACATTTACTTTTAATGGAACGACAACCGTGACTCTTACAACATCTGCAGATCACGGAATTGCTGTTGGAGATATAATTAAATTAAGTGCAACAACTTTACCAGGTGGCACAACAGGTGTTACGACAGCAACATTTAATGACATAAACTTTCAAGTTCTTTCTGTTCCAACTTCTAAAACTTTAACTATACAAGCAGCAACAGCTGGCTCGTCATCTACTGGTGGATCAGTAACTATTACTCCTTATGAGGTGGTGGGTCCTGCAGCACAATCCTATGGTTATGGTTTTGGTATTGGAAACTATGGTGGTACAATTACCGGTGTTGCGCAGACAGAATTAGATGGATCATTAAACGCGGACACTGCTGGTACAGGTGGATCGGGAACCGCGGTTACAGTAGACTCAACCACTGGTTTTCCATCTTCAGGAACTATTTTAGTAGATAGTGAATTAATTACATACACATCAACAAACTCTACACAATTTTTAG